GTCATCAATTAGATCAAACCTTTGTAGAGCCGTTTGTGCTTTCTCAACATTCCAAGCGTCTGCTTGAAGGGCAAGCAGTATCGGAGCACCTTTTGTGATGTTTTCTACTGCTGATACCAAACCCTTCCCATATTGCGTTAAATTTTGTGGGGTTAATGGGGTAGGAATGTTGGGGTCAAAGTCCCACGGGTGATTAACAGCAAGCTCCGCAGCAAGTTTTAGAGTCGTGGGATCTCGGTCCTCAAACAACTGCGTGAGTTGATCAAAAACTTGATTTGAAATTTGTTCTCTGGTTTGTTCTTGATTGACAAGTTCGTCAGGGATCAGTTCTCTGCGAACAGTAATGGGAGAAGGCTCTAAAGGAGCAGGTTCATACTTCAGGGGGCCAGACAGACTCTCAGGAACGCCGACAGGCGTTAACGACCCAGACAAAGGTCTTGGGGATCCCTGATACCCCATCGCCTCGGGGTCATCCGGGAAGGACAGACTATCTCTGATAATCGCAGGACCAGAATCTCCAGCCGGGGAAACAGCAGGCCCTCGCCCTGGCCCGACATTAAAGAAAGAACTGTCAGGCAATCCCCCCGTTGGGGTTTCGGATTCCACCGTTGGTGATCTGGATTGCTCTTGATTGATCAGTTCGTTTGGAACAGTTTCTCTACGAATAGTAATAGGCGATACATCAGAACCGTACTTTACGAGGTTGCCCGATCCGTCAAAGAACTCAAGACCCTTCTGCGAAATCCCGGCAGCATTTGTGAAAACAGGGCCGTCATCCTGCCAAAACTTGCCGTCCTTAAGCGTCATGCCGTTGGACAACTGATACGACCCATCCGATCCTTGGCCAACAACTTTAATCGCGCCAGAGTTGATTGCGTCAATCGTAGCGTCACGAGTAGCAACCTCCGCGACGATCTTGGTGTAATTCTCAGAAGCCCGATCCGCAGCAGCCTTTGAAGTCGCGTAGTTGTCGTATTCCTTCTGATACTTCTCCGATGCCGCCTTGAGTCTGGCCGCAAGGTTGTCGCCAGAGGGCACCTCGATTTCTTTCTTAATGGCCGAGAGCGTTGCTACGGTGTCAGTGACAGACTTTTCCGTAGCCTGCATCCGAGAGATTACATTTTTGGTCTGCTCAGACTCAGACAGAGCCGTATAGCTGTTCGAAGCGGCCGTGGCGTTTGCATAGGCAGCATTTGCTATCGTCGCGCTTTCGTTGGCGGCGGCAGCAAAAGACTCTCTGCTTGGTGCGTCATATGCATACCTGACTACTGGGTTCCAATCGTTATCTAGTATTGTTCCGTCTGGAATTACCGCCCAATAATGACCGCCTTCCCCATCAGGGAGCAACCCTCTCGTTCCTCCAACCAAACGACGATATGCATCCCCGCTTTCGTCGGGGACATACTCATACCCCATCTGGGTCATTTTGGCGTCATAGTTCTCATACGCCCACTTGTTGGCGTCGTAGCTCGCCTTGGCGTTGTCGTAGATGCCCTTCTGCTGATCGAAAGTTGACTTGTACGAGTTCAACTGATTGGTAATGGGCGTGTACTCTTCGTCGTAGATCTTCTGGTAGTCACCTTGGTAGGTTTTGAGATTTGCTAGCCCAGCGTTGTAGCGATTGGCCTCGACATCAAACTGCGCTTTCAGACCCACATACGCATCTTGCGCCTTCTCAGCGGCAGCGGTCTTGCCCGTAAAATCTTCGTAAGCCTTGGTGACCGACTTGTAAATCTCAGACGACCCGAGCCTCAGGGTCGCATAGGTGATGTAGTTGCCGACCGCCTGGGCAGGATCACCCTTGCCGCTCACAATTGTGTTCAGAGCGGTTGTTGTAGCCCCTTTCATCAAATCCAAAGCTTTCGGACTGAAGCCCCAGTTCGGATCCTTGTTTAGCTCGTTGAAGTAGCTGTCCGTGCCGGAATAGATCAAGCCCGAGGTAAAGCCCGAGGTGATGCCCTCCATCACATTCTTGCCGGTCAGCGCGGAGTTGATCCCGCCGACCAGGGCGTTGTTCAGAGAGGCGGTAGCAGCCTTGGCAACCGACACCGCGGTATCAACGGGCAGACCAAATTGCTCGATCATCGTGTCCGTGAAATCCCCCGCAGGGGTGTTCACTAGAGCCTCTCTGATGTCTGCGCCGATCTGCGTAGAACTCAGAAATTCCGACGAGGCGTAAGAGATCGCAGCCGACTTTGCAATGTCCTCAAAACTACCGCCCTTAGCCCCTGTCACAACAGCCGCGGTGACATAGGGTGGGATGCCAATCATGGCCCCGCCGATCTGAAGAACCGTCGGAAGCGGATCTTTCAAAATCCCTTGAACGGTGTTACCAATTGAACTCAAGTTCGACGACACGATATTCATCGCGCCGCCGACAACATCACCGATCGTGTTGACAGCAGAGGTCAGAACATTGATGGGATTGAGATCAATACCGGTTTTGTCTTCAACCCAACCCATCACTGGCCTCTTTTCATGGCGACAGCAATCAACCCCTGCTCGCTGTCGAACGACACAGCGGTATCGTCCATCTTGCGTTTACGCATTGCCAATTTGATAGCCTTGACCACAGCAGGGGTGCCGTGCGCGAGAAGAACCCGGAAGCCCATCTTTCTGGCCGCCATGTTTAGTTCGATCATGTTGGCGATGTAGTTCGATGCCGTGTCGCCGTTGTAGCCACGAACAAACCCGATTCCATCAGGAAACGCGGCAATGGTAAACAGTGTGTTTCCGGCCCTCATGCGAATCAGACGCGGATCGCTGTACTCCTTGACCATCAGAATGAAGTTCATCCGCTCCGGGGTCACTCCAACCTTTTTCGCCGCATTTTTGCACGCTTCAATGCCTTCCTTGTATTCATGCGCGGCCACCGCAAAGATGTCCTGCGGCTTGAGCATGGTCTGCCTTGAGTCTACTGGCCAAACCTTCATGTCCCAGCCCCCAGAAATACTTGGTCATTGTGATTGTCTGGGTGGAAATTGTCTCGAAAAATCTGCGTGTACGGAAACCAGGACTTGAACACAAGCTCCGCCAGAAGACTCGACATGGACTTGATGGACGACCACTTCCAAAGCACTCCATCCTTCCTACATTGATCGACGGTGTACTTCAGAACCGAGCGCAGGACATAGAACATATTCAGGGCCGCGACACGCTTCAGTTGCTGGCGCGAATACCCAAGATGCAGCCACATATCCATCGCCAAGCTCTTGTGCTCCAGCTCTTCGCGACAGTGCCATTTGAACAGGTTCAGTTCTTTGCTGGACTGCACTTCGTAGCGCCGCAGAAAGGTTCTCGCCCCGCACGCTGCCATATGCTCGATGGATACCATCGTCGCTAACCATACCTGATGGTTTGGGCGGCGCATCACGAGACGAGCCTTCTTGAGTTCCTTGGCCTCTAGTTCAACAAGACCATAGACCTTGTTGTGAGCCTGATGCGCCCGTGCATGGGCAAGCTCCTGCTTGCAGAACCGGTCGATTCTCTCAAGGAGCACGGGATCCGTGATTGATTGCTTGTGGTGCTCCGCGACACATACAAACGCACGCTCCCAGGCCGGAAATAGCACGCTCCAGCCATCGTAGAAGTGCGTTCTGACGGGATCGTTCTCGCACCAATACTTCATAGCGAAACCCTCGGGTTCATGGCCCCAAGAAGCGCTGAAGCCCACTCCTGCCAATCATCGTACTGGATGGGGTTCGGCACCGCTTCATTCGTAAACACGTCAATGGCCAACAACCCCTGACCCCAGAGCTTCCAGTCGGTGTCCGCTGTAGGAATTGATAATTGTTGAGCAGCATACTGCTCCACCATAAGAGACGCCCAGGACTCAAAGGTGTGATACCGCGGGTCATATACAAATGCGTTACTAGTAACCACGGACATCTCCGATATCCGCGCTTACAATCACTCTACCAGTCTGATAATTTCCACCTTCCACGTTCGACCTAAACTTCAACCGCAGTTCTCGCCTCTGCTCTTTCATGTCAATCTTGTTTGTGTTGACATCAAAGACATACGGATCTGACGCATAGTCCTGAGACTGAGCATAGGGACGCCCGGTTACGATAAGTTCCATCTCTCCAGACAATAGGAAGTCAGGCTCAACCCTCTCAACCCTCAACCAACGGTTAACGCCTTCCATAGCCGGCTGAGACGGTCCTCCCGATACCCAGCCAAGATCATTTGTTTCAAAATAGCTTTCAACCGCTGTTACGTTCTGGCCATCAACCGCGTCTACACCAATCTCGTGCTGCCACATCTGGATGCGATCAGGAGGATAGGTAAAGGTTAAGGTGTTCGTAGCCGTTGCTGTAGCAGCTTGAGACATCTCTACCGCCTGCGCGTAGATAGCCGTAACGGGAATTGAAAAGCCCGCTCCACCACCGCCCCCAAGATCTGCATCGTCAGCACTCAACGCATCCCCAACCGTATACCCAGCACCTCGAGCAACGATTGTCACCGCGGTGACCGCACCACCCGTCACGGTAATGTCTGCGGTGGCTAGGAACCCCATACCACCAGTTAAAGGCACATCGGTATACGAGCCATCTAAATAACCAGACCCACCGGTAATCGCACCGAGCGTCTTGATGTTGGAGCTGGTCAGCGCAACCACCGTTGTATTCGTTGGAATCCCCGTTCCGGTAACAACCAATCGATCTTCCAGATCCGGATTGTAAGTATCTAAGTACAAGAACTCGCTTCCGTTTACCAGAGCAAACGGGCCGGAATATACAACCGTTTCAGGCAGCGTTTCCCAACCCGTTGCAATCGGATATGAAAACACTTGCGAGAAGTACCCTGCAGACCTTCTTGCGCCTAGCGCCTCGCCAGCGTCGTACCAGGTTTGTTCACGAACATTGAAGATGATCGCGTCAGTACATTCCGTAGCGTTACCCCGCGGGTAGAACCACCAGATCTCACCGTATCGAGGAACCTTCGTTACCCAAACCTTCTGTCTTTGACTGTAGTTCAGATTGTCAAAGAAATAGTTCTGATTCATATCGTTGGGTATCTCTTTGACCGTGCCGTTGTACAGCATAAAACGGTCAACACCCACCCAATAATAAATACCGTCGTACTCTATCGCGCATTGAGAGGAAAGGATTGAAGTCTGGCTTGAAATGATGTCATACCGCCAATACTGCGGCGGACTTCCCGTTCCTCCAATGTATGACACCCTAACCAGGCTATCAACGCTCCAGAATAAACCAGACGGCGCATTAGATCCTCCTCGTACCGGCAAAGCTTGAACAATCTTTCCGGTTGCTACGTTCACCTCGTTAGCATCAGCAGATACCCAGTCATTTGGGTCGCCGGCAGCACAATTCTTGATCAACCCGGCGTTGCCATACACAAATATGTAAGGGTGCAAAGTCACCACCCCGCCCGAGACACTCACGTTGTTGTTGAACGTGGCCGTCACAGTCGCAGACGCGGTAGCGTTTTGAGATATTGTTACAGTGGTTCCGGATACCGATACCACGGTCGTACCGGTAGGAATGCCTGAACCTGTTATGGTTTGTCCAGCGCCGATCAACGGATTTGCCGCAGCCAAGGTTAGAGTTGCCGTTGCAGATACAGTTGTCACAGAATCCGTAAACACACCGATCTGGCTCATCGACGTGCCGCTGATGTCACCAATCAGGACCGGTGTATTAGTCGTCTGGTCAATTGCCTGCAAGTCTTGGCTTGGATGAGCCAGGATGCTATTAACGCCACCCGTTACGTTATAGAATCCGTCAAACTGCCAGAGATTCAAATCAGAGGGTGTAAAGTTGGCTAGCGTAAAGTCTTGTACGCCCGCTCCCTGTCCGTTCTCATCGATCTCCAGCACCTGAATACCATCAGAGTATCCAGAAAACACCGACGTAAATCCGTTGGCGCTGTTAACCCATACGCCTCGAGACGGCCCCGATAACTGTTTCGATATGACGCGGTAGCCTAAAATCTTACGCGGGCGCCCTCTCTGGAAGCGCACCCACCGGCCATCGTTATAAAACAACTTGTCGAATAACGTACCGTCCCGCTGGATACCGGGCTTGGTATCAAGAGCAAATACCTTAGCAGTCATTAGAACGTACCGCCGCCAATGCCTTGCGAAAAGACACCTGTACCAGTTATTGAAACACCAGAAGTCGTTGCTTTGAACCGTTGCGTGCCCTGAATAGAGATTCCAAACTCACCGGAACTCGGTCTATAAACCCCTGTATTTGTCTCTGTAGCAAAGTTCAATGATGGGGTGGCTACCGTTCCATCAATTAGCGAAAAGCTTGATGCCCCAGCAATCACCGTATTTGCGTTCAGCATATTGACCGAATCGCAAATCAAAATCGCTTGTTGGCCAGCCGCAATTGCAGCAGTCGCCGCGCCCGCTACGTTGGTCGTAAATGTAATGTTGTATCCAGCACCCGTCCCATCTGTCTGGTTTGTGATGTAGTAAACCTGAATCGTCGGAGGTAGGACGATCGTCACGTTCCCAGACAGAGTGCCGGTGTACTTTTGAATGACGTTTGCGGCTTCTGCGCTAGTGAGCGTATAAGACCCACTGGTAACCGCCTTTGTGAGCTGCGTAAAATTGAATTGCGTGCTTTTCCCAAGACCAACGGTAAAGAACGCAGTTCCAGAACACAAAATGATGGCCGAATCCGCAGGCTGCAGAGCTACGCTAGCAGATCCATTGATCAGACCCGACGTTGGGGACACCGTAAGCGTGCCGGTCCCGCCGTTCCGAAGCATCATGAACCAGTCATTACCGAGCGTTGTCGGAGCCGTAAGCGTCAAAGTCCCCGCACCTCCGGTCCAAAGGTAAGACGCCGCTCGATCCGAAGCTACTGCTGTGTAGTTTGATGAGAACGACGTAACGGTATAGGCTTGATTGAGCGTCGAAGAGATCGCTTTAAGACCATACCCGGCAAGAGTCGCAGCATCAGCGTTGCTAGTTCCAACCCCAAAAGCGATGTTGCCCCAGGTTCCGGCAGTCGTCGGGTTCGCAGTGATGTAGATGTACTTCGCTTCACCAGCGGCAACCGTGATGATCGTGTTACTGTTGTAATCAGTAACAGTAAAGGTCGTGCCACCGACGTTCCTGATTAACGCATCTTGACCCACCGACGTTTGATTGGCCGGCGGCATCTTCAACTTCAAACCGCCTGCAGTAGCCGTCACATTCATAATGCGAGCGGCGGCATCATCCGTAGCATTTCCGTTGATCGGCCACTCAAGTTGAGTGTCTACCGATAACGTAATGGAACGATAGGAAACGTCCGTAGGTTGAATGACGTTCCCGGTAAACGGCGAATTAAAACTCATGCGTCCCTCGCAATAGTCTGCCGGTCACCGATACGGGTCACATCCTCGGTCTTCAGGACGGTCATAATTTGCTGGTATTGCGCTTGCCACATCGTGATGCGCTCGTCATTCTTGAGGAATGGCATAGCCTGCAAAAGCGACCCGTATAGCAACGCCTGGGGAGCGTACTGGGTAAACCAGTTGGATTGATTTGACGAGTCCAGCGGCTGCACCCGCTCGTAGTACAGAACCTCAAAAGCGTAGTCATCTGCCGGCGTAGGAGCGACTAGCCAGTGCGTATAGTCATAGTCGCAATAAAACTTGGGAACATCTGTATCCGTAGCATCGGGCCAGTATTCCCGCAGGTACTCATACTTTCGAAGTAGTACAGGGAACTTCTGGCCACCAACCGTCACGTTCATTGAGACAGTCTTTCTCCACCGCGCTGGTTTATCAATCACCGGCTGATTAGCAACCATCGTGCTTTCCGCCACCGTGATGTTCCCAAGAAACTTCAGCTCGGCAGCAATAACCTGCTCGGCCAGCATGATGAACTGCGGGATCTTTTCGATCGTCGCTTGGTCGGTACGCTCGAGGTACGTCTCGATATCGTTGACCAAGGAGTCATACGTCATTACTGCCGCGACCGTCATCACCACACCTTTTTCTTGATTGATTCAGGCTGCGGGACGTACTGCTTGCCTTGCCGCATCCCCTCACGCTTTGCTCGTGTCGTCGCGGCGTATTCCGAAGCGGTTAGCTTCTCTCTTGCTCGCCGGGGGAGATACCGCTCACCCGTAGCCTCAGAACCCTGCGTAGACGGCTTTCCAGACCTTGTACCCCAGTCCTCCTTCGTCCACTTACTGAGCGAATTATCGGCCTTTTTCGGGCCTTTGTAACCCCCGCCAGAGCCTTTATACCTCTGGGTAGCTAACTGAGCCTTCCTAGCGCTCCATTGACCCGGTTTACCGCCTTTCCCCGATGCCTTCACCGAAGCGACAATTCGCTTCCATTTAGCCGGGTCAGACTTGACGGCAGAGGTCACTTGTCCACCTTGTTATCGAGCTTGTCAAAGATCCTAGCCAACATCCCTTTGATGTCAGCAATATCAGCGCGGTAGTCATCTCGAGTAACGTACTGCAACGGCAGCTCGGCCATTCTGTCTTCAATCCGAAGAATGGACCGAGAAAGCGAATTGAGAATCCAGCCGCCAAATCCTCCAGCAACACCAAACGCGATGTTGATCAACATCTGCTGGTCCATCTTCACTCCTTGTCCTGCGGGGCGATGGCTTGTTGAACCTGATGGATTAGGTTTGCAACCTCAACATAAGGGCGCTGCCCAAGATATTGCAGAATTTGATTCAATACTTGAGCCGGGATTGTGACCGTTTCCATTGTTCAACCTATGATTGTGCCAGTTTTTGTCCCGTTTCCGCGACTTCATCAACCCTTCTGGACCACCCTTTGCCGAAATCAGGCCAAGACGGAAGCGACTGCATGAATTCTAATCGCCGGACGCAAAAATCCTCGATTAACTTCTCCGAATCAATTGCTTGCGCTGCCGCAATCGTTTTAGGACCAATTGCGCCATCCTGAGAGACGCCTACGGCCTGCTGTAGCGTAATCCCGGCCCGGTAAGGGCCAGAGTTGACCGCCATATCGAAGACTACATAGTCCACGCCATCCGGCAAATCGTCCGCCCGAACAGCATCCCAATACTTTGCCTTGTAAAACGGGTTCACCTGATCGGAAGTCAACGCCTTCATTTCTTCATGAGTCACCTTGCGCCCAATATAAGCCTCCCAGGCTCGCTGCGTGACCCCAAGATTTGTACTCCCAGGACGGCCATCAGGGAGCTTGTTACCCAGATCCCGCGAATCATCCGTAAAACCGCCCTCGTGCTTGATCATCTGCTCGAACGCGAATGGCCAGTTCTCTTTCATTTCTTCAGCTCCGTCAGCGCTTCACTCTTTTCCTTGCTGCCAGCGCTCGA